CTCACGGTGATTTCTCTCTCCGACTCGGCCGTCTAGCCTTCGCTCGTGGCGGTCTCGGGCTATAGCGGCTCCTACCAGCGCAAGCTGGCCGGTCTGCGCTCCGGTCCGCCGCTGGTATGCGCCCACTGCCTCAAGCGCCGGGCGACGACGCTGGACCACAACCCGCCGCTGGCGATGCACGTCCATCGCCCCGACTCGGGGTGTTGCGTCCTGGTCCCAAGCTGCGAGCCGTGCAACCGTGGCGGTGGCCAGATGGTCGCGAACGGGACCTGGCGCCCGGGGGCGACCCTGGCCGGCATCGAGGCGGTCCCGGAGCGCTCCGGCCTCGACGCCGGCGACGAGCGCTGGCGGGCGCCGTGGCTGGCCGAGCTGGTGGACCTGCCGGCCGACGCGGTGTGGCCCAGGCTGATGACCGTCCCGCACCCCCGGGCCACGGGGTCCCTCGGTGCCGAGTTCACGGCGTGGTCGGAGGCCCGCGAGGGCCGGACTCTGCGCTGGTGGCAGCGGCTCGTCGCGACGCGGCTGCTCGAGGTCGACCGCGACGACCGGCTGGTGTGGGAGACCGCGACGCTGTCGACGGCGCGGCAGGTCGGCAAGAGCTGGCTCCTGCGGGAGCTGTGCCTCTGGCGGATCCATCAGCGCGAGCGGTTCGGCGAGCCGCAGGACGTCATGCACACCGGCAAGGACATGGCCGTCTGCTTCGAGGTTCAGCGCCCGGCGCGGGTGTGGGCGAAGGGCCGCAAGGACGACTACAGGGTCCGCGAGGCGAACGGCCAGGTCGAGATCGAGCACCTGGCCAGCGGCTCTCGTTGGTTGCTCCGCGCCAAGGAGGCCGTCTACGGCTACTCGGTGGCCCTGGCCGTCGTCGACGAGGCGTGGAAGGTGCGGGCCGGCAGCGTGGACGAGGGCTTGACGCCGACGATGGCCGAGCGCGAGCAGCCGCAGCTCGTGCTCGTCTCCACCGCCCACCGCAAGGCGACGCGGCTGATGCTCGAGGCCCGCCAGGTCGCGCTCGGCGCCCTCGAGCAGCCGGACTCCGACCTGCTGATCGAGTGGTCGGCCCCTGAGGGCGCCGACATGGACGACGCGGCCTCGTGGAGGGCCGCGTCGCCGCACTGGACGACCCGCCGCCGCAGGCTGGTGGGCAAGGCGCTGGAGCGGGCCAGGGCCGGTGAGATCGAGGATCCCGACGAGCCCGACCCCGAGCAGTCCTTCCGGGCGCAGTGGCTGAACCAGTGGCCAAGGAAGCTCGCCGAGCCCGCCGGTGCCACCGAACCCCTGTTCGCCGATGGGGTGTGGGCCGAACTCGCCGTCCCGGTCACCGCGACGTCGCCGCTGTACGTGGCCCTGGAGGACGACTACGGGCTCGGCGCTGCCGTCGCCGCCTGCCGCAGGTTGGACGACGGCCGCATCGAGGCGGACGGCTGGCTGCGCGGCGACTGGGACTCGGCGATCGCCGACCTGGAGGCGCTCGCCGCCGGCACGCCGGTGCGGGTCCTCATGGTCGGGGCGTCGCTGCTCGACCGGCTGCCGCAGGGCTGGCGCGGCAAGGCGAAGCCCTGTGGCGGCACGGAGACGCGGACGGGCCTCGCCCTGCTGCGGGATCTCGCGATGACCGGCCGGGTGCTCCACGACGAGACGACGCTGGAGCTTGACCAGGCGCTCGCCCAGGCCACGGTCCGGGAGTCCCCGACGGGCCTGTTCCTGATGGCCAAGGGGCCGACGCATCTCGTGCGGGCGCTCGTGTGGGCGCTCGGGGCGGCCCATCGGCCGGCACCGGCCCCGGCCATTCTCTAGGTAAGAGGCTGGTAATAGGCGTAGGGTGGCCCACGGTGGGCCTGTTCCAACGTGCCATCCGGCCGCCGGACCCCGTCGCCCCGAACGACAACGACCCCGTCACGGCCGCTCCCGGCACCGTCGGGCCGCCGAACGTCAACCCCGGGGACCCGAACGGGGTCACCGTCGAGCCCGGGATCCCGGGCATCCCGCCCCCGACGATCCGGCCCTCCGCGTGGTCCGGGTGGCCGGGGGAATGGGCGACCCCGAACTGGAACGGCCGGGCCTCGGGCCTCACCGACATCGCGTGGGCGGCTATCGACCTCAATGCCAACCAGTTGGCGACGATGCCGCCCTACCTCGTCGGGGCCTCGCCGAACCTGGACGCGGACTGGCTCATCAACCCGGACCGCTCCACGTACACGTCGTGGGAGGAGTTCGCCAAGCAGGTCTTCTGGGACTTCCAGATGGGCGAGGCGTTCGTGCTCGCGCTCACCCGCTACGCAACCGACTGGCCCGCCAGGTTCCGGGTCATCGAGCCGTGGATGGTCAACGTCGAGATGCAGAACGGCGTGCGGGTCTACAACATCGGCTCCCGGGACGTCACGGCCGACATCCTGCACATCCGCTACCAGTCCACGATCAGCGACGCCCACGGCCACGGCCCGCTGGAGGCTGCCGCCGGGAAGGTCGTCGCCGCTGAGATCTTCGCCCGCTACGCCGCCCAGTTCGCCGCCTCGGGCGGCGTCCCGACGTCGGTCCTCGAGCATCCCGAGGAGCTGACCGCCGAGCAGGCCGCCGCCCTTCAGGCCCAGTGGGTGGCGGCCAGGGTGTCGGCCATCGGGGAGCCGGCGGTCCTGTCCGGCGGCGTCACCTTCAAGCCGGTGCAGGCCTCGCCGAAGGACATGGCCCTAACCGACCTGTCCAAGATGACCGAGAGCCGGCTCGCGATCATGCTCGGGGTGCCGCCGTTCCTGCTCGGCCTCCCGTCCGGCGGGGACCCGATGACCTACCAGAACGTGACGAGCATCTTCGACTACCACTGGCGGGCCGGCCTCCGGCCTCGCGCCCAGATCGTGATGGCGGCGCTGTCGCAGTGGCTGCTCCCTCGGGGCACGAGCGTCGAGGTCAACCGGGACGCCTACATCCAGCCGGAGCCCTACCAGCGGGCGCAGACCGCCGAGATCCTCAACCGGATCGTCGACCCCGTCAGCGGGCAGCCGGCGCTCAGCGTGCAGGAGATCCGGGCCGCCGAGCGAATCGACGAGGGAGCCCTGACGTGAGCGAGCAGGTCTACGACCGCCCCGAGGGCGCCCCCTGGAAGCGTGCGGCAGAGCTCGTCGGGGTCGACTTCCCGGAGCGCACCATCGAGCTCGTCGTGATGCCCTACGAGTCGCCGATCTACGTCGGCTGGCAGGGCCGCACCGTCCGGGAGACGATCGCCCGTGGCGCCTTCGACGGGATCCAGCGCCGTACCCACAAGATCGTCGTCAACGTCGACCACGACGAACGGGTGCCGAGCACCATCGGCCAGGCCGTCAAGTTCCATCCGTCCCGGCGGGAGGGCCTGGTCGCCGAGGTCCGGATAGCCCGGACCCCGCTCGGCGACGACGTCCTGGCGCTCGCCTCCGAGGGCGATATCGGGGCGTCCGCCGGGTTCCTGCCCTTCGAGGACGGCATGGAGTGGGACGGCCGGGACGCCTACCGGGTCACCAGGGCGTACCTGAAGCACATCGCGATGACCCCGGACCCCGCCTACCAGGAGGCGCAGGTCCTCGCCGTAAGGCACGCCGAGCCCGCATCTTCCGCGCCGCCGACACCGAACATCGACCAGATCCTGGCGTGGCGACGGGCCGACGAGCTGGAGCGCCTGCAGGAGCGCTACGATTCGCTGAGTCGCTGAACTACCTGGCGTGGGGTTGGACCGCCGCCAGTCTGCGGGGGACGCGACAGCAACCGAGCTCGGGCATCCGCCCACCGTTGTTGTCCCGGAAGGACCCCCGCCATGGGTCAGACAGACCAGATGCTCGCCCGCTACGTCGGCGAGATCGAGGAGAAGCAGCAACTGATCGACGGGCTGGTCGAGGCCGCCCAGAACGAGAAGCGCGACCTCGAGCCCAAGGAGATGGAGCTCGTCACCCGCGCCCGCGACCGCATCGGCGTCTGCAACGAGCAGATGAAGCCGCTCGAGGAGGCGCGCCGCATCAGTGGCGAGTCGGCTGCCAGGGTCGCCCAGATTGCCGAGTTCATGAGCGGCGAGGACCGCAGGCCGAAGACCGTCGAGTACCGCTCCGCTGGCGCCTACGTCCTGGACTACTGGAAGGCCGGTCTCGGCGCCCAGGAGCCCGCCGAGCGCCTGCAGCTCTTCAACCGCGCCGCCGCCCACCAGACCACCGGCGACAACCCGGGCCTGCTGCCGGCGGCGATGGTCGAGCCGGTCATCAACTTCATCGACGCCGCCCGGCCGCTCACGACCGCCCTCGGGGTCAGGCAGCTTCCGGGCGGGTCGTTCAGCCGGCCGAAGATCAGCCAGCACGTCAACGTGGCCCCGCAGGTCGGGGAGAAGACCGAGCTGGTCAGCCGCAAGATGATCATCGGCTCGGTGCCGGTCACGCCGACCACCTACGGCGGCTATGTGAACGTGTCGAGGCAGAACATCGACTGGTCGCAGCCGGCGATCATGGACCTCGTCATCAACGACCTGGCCGCCGTCTACGCCCAGGAGACCGAGAAGGCGCTCTGCACGGCCGTCGATGCGGCGACGACCGCCGGGCCGGTCATCCCGACGGGGCCGGCGACGCCGGCCGCCGTCAACGCCGCCGTGTGGGCGGCCGCCGGGACGGTGTACGCCGACAGCAAGGGCGCGGGCCGCGTCATCATCGCCTGCTCGCCCGACACCCTCGGACTCCTCGGCCCGGCCTTCCCGGCCGTCAACCCGACGAACGCGATCAGCACCGGGTTCAGCGCCTCGGACATGTCGCAGGGCAACGTCGGATCCATCAGCGGCCTGCCGGTCGTGGTCTCGGCCGGCTTCGACGCCGGCACCATGATCGTCCTGTCCACGGCCGCCGTGGAGGTCTACGAGGACCGCATCGGGTCGCTGCAGGTCGTCGAGCCGAGCGTGCTCGGGGTGCAGGTCGCCTACGCCGGCTACTTCGCCGACGTCATCATCGACGCCGGGTCGATCGTCGAGATCACGAAGACGCCATGAGCCTCTGGGACGCCCCGAACCAGCAGGCCGTGGGCCTCGACCCGCCGTGGGTGGAAGGCGAGGGCGGCGCGGGGGAGGCCCCGCCCCCGCCGGAGAACGGCGGCGACGGCAACGGCCTCGACGCGATGACCAAGGACGAGCTGCTCACTGAGGCGCAGGCCCGGGGCCTGTCGCCGGCCAACGCCGGGATGAGCAAGGCCGAGCTGCGAGCGGTCATCGACAAGGGCTGACGTGGCCTACGCCACCATCGACGAGCTGGCCGTGGCACTGCGGATCACGGTCACCGCCGCGAACCAGGCGGGCCTGCAGGCCTGCCTGGACGCGGCCGCGTTCGAGATCGACGACGCGATGGATCGCACCGACCCGCTCGACCCCGCCGACCCGCTCGCCAACCGCGTCAACATCCTGCGCGGCGTCGAGTGGTTCAAGGCCAACGACGCCGCCTTCGGCGTCATCGGCGTCTCGGACACCGGCACGCTGCAAGCCCCAAGGAACACGTTCCGCCGGCACTCGATCGCGCTGCTGCCGCACAAGCAGCTCTTCGGGGTCGCCTAGGTGGCGACCGCAGCCCTGATCCCACTCGCCGGCCTGCGGCCCGCCGCCGCCGTCCTGCTCGCCCCCGAGGCGGACACCGACCCGTACGTCCTGACCGACGTCGTCGACAGCCTGACGCCGCCGGCGCTGATGCTCGGCTGGGATGACCCGTGGCTGCAGGCCGGGATCGCGAACGGGATCGCGACGATGGGGCCGTGCCTCTACACCGCCCGGCTGCAGGTCACCTGCGTCGCCGGGCGCCTCGAGCCGGGGGCGGGGGTCGACGTCCTCGAGGCCCTCGTCTCCTTCGTGCTGGCCCGGATGCGGGAGGACCCGAACCCGTGGCCGCTGGACCGTGTCTCCGCGCCCTTGCAACGCGACCTGAGTGCCGTGACCTACCTCGTCGCCGACGTCATCTACGCCGTCCCCACTGCCCTATAGGAGCCTGCCGTGAGCCAGCCTGCCGGAGAGCCCACACCCCTCATCCTCACCAACGCCTCGCTGATGATCGACGACAAGGAACTCGCTTGCGTCGCGAGCCATGTCGAGCTGTCGCCCGACGTCTCGGTGACGACCCTGGACACGTTCTGCGGGTCCAAGGACTACCCCGGCGTCGTCAAGTGGAGCCTCGTCGCGACGCTGTACCAGTCCTTCGACCCGGACTTCACCGAGGAGACCCTCGACGCCGTCTGGAGCGCCTACCAGGCCGACGGGTCGACCGCCAGCTTCCGGGTCGCCGGCTACCGCGACCAGCCCGTGTCGGCGACCAACCCGGAATGGACCGGGGAGGCCATCCCGCAGCCGTGGTCGCCGATCAACGGCGACGCCGGCGACGCCTCGACCGTCGACCTCGAGTGGTCGATCGTCGGAGAGCCGGTCAAGAACATCGTCCCCGTCCCGTAGGGCAGGAACCTCACCCATGGAGGGAGTCGACGTCAAGGTGCGCGGCGTCCGGCAGCTGTCGGCCGGCACCCGGCAGCTGTTCGCGAACATCGACCGGGCGACCGTCAACGACGCCGTTCGCGTCAGCGCCGAGCAGACCGCCGCCACCATCCGCTCCCGGGTGCCCGTCAAGTCCGGCGCGCTGCGGGCCTCGGTCCGCGACGAGATGCACGGCAAGACCGGGTCGGTCGTGATGGGCGCGGGCCTGAGGTACGCCGGCTGGATCGAGTACGGCACATGGGGCGGGCGCAAAGGCCCCAGGCGCGGCCGCTATGTGTGGCCGACGGCCAAGCGCACCGAGCGGGCGTTCATCAAGCACTGCCAGACCGCGACCGAAGGGCAGATCCGGAGCATGAGATGGCCGACACCGAGCTGACCGCGACCTACGGCATGACAAACGGGAAGCTGCCCGACGAGGTCGTGCTGCGCCAGGCCGAGATCGCCAACCCGCGCTTCACGCCCCGGGAGCTCCGGCTGATCCGCGAGCACGCCGGCGTGAGCCTGTCGGAGATGCTCGCCGACGAGAAGTCCGACGAGAAATTCGTCGTGTTCGGCTGGCTGAAGCTGCGACGGATGGGCTATCAGGTCGACTGGGAGGCGATGGACGACATCGTCCTGTCCTTCGACATGGGCGACGCCCCGGTGGACCCTACGAGCGGGCGGCCGCCCACAATCTCGCCGTCTTCTGCCGGTACTGGCGGATGACCCCGCGCCAGGTCGACGAGCTGTCCGACGTCGAGCTGGCGGCGTTCTGGAAGTATCTCGAGGACGAGGCCCGCGCCGCCGAGCGCGCCGCCCGCAAGGCCCGTAGGGGGCGCTGATGGCCAACGCGGCCATCATCGTCGACTTCATCGCCAACACCGACAAGCTGGCCGCCGGGTTCAAGCAGGCGGGCAGCCAGTCGGAGAGCTTCGGGTCGAAGGTCAAGGGCCTCGGCAAGGCGGCCGTCGTCGCCGGCGGCGCCGCCGGCCTCGCCGCCCTGACCGGGACGCTGAAGGTCGGCATCGACGAGATGACCGAGGCGTCCAAGGTGAGCGCGCAGACCGCCGCCGCGATCAAGAGCACGGGCGGGGCGGCCGGCGTCAGCGCCGCCGGGGTGGCGAAGCTCGCCGGGCAGCTGATGAAGAAATCCGGGGTCGACGACGAGGCGATCCAGTCCGGCGAGAACCTGCTGCTCACGTTCACAAACATCCGCAACGAGGCTGGTCGCGGCAACGACGTCTTCAACCAGACGACGAAGGCCGCCCTCGACATGAGCGTGGCCCTCGGGACGGACATGAAGTCCGCGTCGCTGCAGCTCGGCAAGGCGCTCAACGACCCGATCAAGGGCGTCACGAAGCTCACCCGGTCCGGGGTCACGTTCACCGACGGCCAGAAGGAGATGATCAAGAAACTGCAGGAGTCCGGGGACACCCTCGGCGCCCAGAAGATCATCCTCGCCGAGGTCAACAAGGAATTCGGAGGATCCGCCGAGGCCGCCGGCAAGACGCTGCCCGGCCAGATCAACGTCCTCAAGGAATCCTTCAGCAACCTCGCCGGCGAGCTGGTCTCCACGCTCGTCCCCGCCCTGGCGGCGATCACGTCGTTCTTCGTCAAGAACCCGGGGCTCGCCAAGGCGATGGTCATCGGCATCCTCGCGATCAGCGCCGCCATGGTCGCCCTCAACGTCGCGCTGGCCATCAGCGCCGCATTGGCGAGCCCCTGGATCCTGATCGCGCTCGGTGTCGCTGCCGCCGCCGCCGTGATGGCGGCCGCCGGCATCGCCCTGTACAAGAACTGGGACACCGTCAGCGCCGCGCTCGGGAAGGCGTTCGGCAAGATCAAGGACGCCGCCGAGGCCGCGTTCGACTGGGTCAAGAGCAACTGGCCGCTGATCCTCGGGATCCTCGCCGGCCCGATGGGCCTCGCGGTGGCGGCGGTGATCCGCTACTGGGGGCAGATCCAGTCGGCGACCTCGAGCGCCTGGAACTGGGTCAAGGGCTTCACCAGCTCGGTGTGGTCGGCGATCTACGGGTTCATCAACGGCACCGTCGGCACGATCGCCCGCTCCGTCGCCGACGCCTGGTCGAGCGTCCGCAACTCCACCAGCTCGGCCTGGAACACGGTCGACAGTGTCGTCGACAGGGTCGTCTCCGGCGTCAAGTCCACCATCACCGGCCTCGGCACATGGGTGAGCGGATGGGCGTCCGGGACGTTCGCCGCGATCATGTCGCGGGTCGGGGGGTTCTTCGACCGCATCGCCGACGGCGCCCGCGACGCCGTCGCCTCGGTGCAGCGCAACATGAACGCGGTCGTCAATGCGGTGGAGGCGATCGTCGGCCGCGTCAGCAACGCCGCCGGCAACATCGCGGACGCGATCAAGCGGCCGATCAACGCCGTCCTCTCGGCCTGGAACAGCATCTCGTTTCCGGCCGTGGGGTTCACGATCCCCGGGTTCAAGATCGGCAAGAAGAAGTTCGGCGGCCAGCACGTCGGATTCGGGCCGTTCGCGTTCCCCAACGTCCCGCTGCTCGCCCAGGGCGGCGTCGTCACCAGCCCCACCCTCGCGATGATCGGGGAGGCCGGCCCCGAGGCCGTCATCCCATTGGACCGGATGCCCGCCCCGTCGGTGCAGGTGCGGGTCTTCATCGGCGACCAGGAACTCACGAGCCTGGTCCGCACCGAGATCGTGTCCGCCAACACGGGCCTGGCCCGGGCGCTCCTGGCCGGCTGATGGCGCTCACCGCGACAGTCGAGCCGGAGGTCAAGAGCGTCCGCCTGGACTACACCGCGCCCGCCCTGACCGTGACCGTGACGATCAGTCGCACCGGCCCGTCCGGCACCCCGGCGACGGTCCGCAACTGGCAGGCCGAGCCTGCCGTCGCCGGGCCGGTCATCGCCCGGGACTTCGAGGCGCCGATCGGGGTGCCGCTGACCTACACGGCGCAGTCGTTCAACGTTGCCGGGACGGTCATCGACACCGCCACCGCGACGGTCACGATCCCGTCGGCGGGCTGCTCGGACATCTGGCTCAACGACCTCGCCCGGGTCGCCAACTCGATGCTCGTCGGGATCGAGTCGCTGCCCGCATTGGAGCACCCGGTGCCGAACACGGTGCACGAGATCATCACCCGCCGCGCCCCGATCGTCTCCTCGGACATCGCCCACACCCCGGCCTTCGAGCTGTCCGTCCTCACCGCCTCGCTCGACGAGCGCGACCAGGCCCGCAGCATCCTCGGCAACGGCGTCCCCGTCCTCCTGCGCACCCCGCCCGAGGACGGCATCGGCAACCTGTACTTCAGCGTGCTCGGGTTCACCGAGCAGCGGATCGTCACGCAGGGCACCGTCCCCGACCGGCGATTCGTCGTCCAGGGCCGCCAGGTCCAAAGGCCGGACCCGGGCCTGTACGCCCCGATCGGGGTCGCGACCTACGCCCACGTCAAGGCCACGTTCGCCACCTACACCGCGCTGAAGGCCGGGCGGGCGAACTACGACGCCGTGCTCTACGACTGGGCCGGGTCGCAGCCGTCGGACATCCTCCCCTGGCCCCCCGACGACGTATGAGACCCGCGTCGCCCGAGTTCCTGCAGTCCCTGCGCTACAGCCACGTCATCGCCGCGAGCGTGGACCTGATCTGGCCCGGCATGGCGGACGTCGACGCCGTCTCGGTGCCGGTCGAGTCCGGCAGCGTGACGATCGACCGCACCGCCCAGAACCGCCGCTCCGGCCAGATCCGGATCCCGTGGTCGCTGCAGGCCGGCTTCGACCTCGGCATCGACGTCCGCGACCTCCCCCTCGGCGGCTACGCATTGGTGCGGCGGGGCCTGCGCTACGCCGACGGGTCGACCGAGCAGATCCTCCTCGGCCGCCTGCGCATCGAGTCCGTCAACTGGGGCACCCTTGAAGCGTCGGCGGGCCTCGAGCTGGCCGACCGCAACGCCCAGATCCGCGACGAGCCCTTCACCGCCCCGTACGCGGCGCTCGGGAAGACGCCGCACGGCGCGGCCGTCGAGATCGTCCAGCAGGTGTTCGGCGGCTCGATCGCCTACCACACCCCGTACACGCCGGCCGGGGCCCTCGGCGACATCACCTGGACGGCCGAGCGCACCGAGGCCCTGTCGCAGCTCGAGCAGTCCTACGGCGCCGAGACCTACTTCGACGCCGACGGCGCCTTCGTCTTCGCCCAGAAACCCGCCGACAGCGACCCGGTGGTGTGGACGGTCGACGCCGGCGACCTCGGCGTCATGGTCGACGCCCGCGAGAGCCTGGACCGCACCGGTGTCTACAACGGCGTCGTCGTCAAGGGCCAGCCGCAGGCCGACCTGCCGCCGGTCCAGGCGCTCGCCACGTTCGACGACCCGACATCCCCGATCCGGTGGGGCGGCCCGTTCGGGCATGTCGCGATCCTCGCCGACTCCACGACCGTCACCACCGTCGAGGAGGCGCAGGCCGCCGCCGACAGCCTGCTCAACCTGCGCCTCAAGCAGACCCGGTCGCTCGAGCTGACGAGCGCCCCGAACCCGGCGCTGGAGGCCGGCGACACGATCGAGGTCGTGTTCCCCGACGGGCGCGCCGAGCAGCATCTCATCGACGCGGTCACGATCGATCTCGCCACGGAGGCGCAGAGCATCGTGACCCGCACCCAGTTCGCGCCGGGCGCCGAGCAGCGGCCCGCCGCGCTCGGGGCCGGTCTCGGGGTGCGGTGGTGAGCACCCCCGCCACCCGCTCCCTCGCGGTCGTGCTCCGGGACCTCACCGCCCCCGAGCCCGGCGCCCGCGTCGTCGTCGGCAGCTACACCGGCGCCACCCCGTCCAGTACCCGCTACAGCGTCGTGAGCCTCAACGGCCAGACGCTCGAGGTCCCCAAGGCCCCCGCCGAGGCCGCCGGCGCCGCCGCCTACATGCTCGCCTGGCCCGGCCGGCTGCTGATGCTCGGCAGTGGCGGCGGCACGGGCACCCCCGGCCCGCAGGGGCCACCAGGCCCCACCGGCCCCACGGGCGCCACCGGCACCACCGGGCCGCAGGGACCGAAGGGCGACACGGGAGCGACCGGCTCTGCGGGCACTGCGGGCGCGCAGGGGCCGAAGGGCGACCCGGGCGCCACCGGCTCGACGGGGCCGGCAGGCACGACCGGGGCGCAGGGACCCAAGGGCGACACCGGCGCCCAGGGCATCCAGGGGCCGCAGGGCGCCACCGGCGCCCAGGGACCCTCGGGCGCCTCCACGTTCCTGTCCGGCACGGGCGCACCGGCCGCCGGCTCCGGCGTCGACGGCTCGATCTACCTCGACACCGCCACGGGCCGCCTGTGGGGGCCGAAGGCGGCCGGCGCCTGGCCCGGCGCGGCGTTCGCCCGCGCCCTGCCGCTGAACCCGACCTACGCCCAGATCACCACCGGATAGGACCTCTGATGCCCACCACCCCTGTCCTCGCCCTCCCGTACCCGGCCGCCTCGGATACCGCCGACGTCCCCCGCGACATCCAGGCCCTCGCGACAAAACTCGACGGGTACACGTCGCTGCGCCCGCCATTGGTCACGAGCCTGCCGGGCTCCCCGGTGGATGGGCAGGAGTGCTACTTCCAGGCCGACGCGACCAAGGGCGTCGTCTGGGCGCTGCGCTACCGCACCGCCGCCTCGGGGTCCTACAAGTGGGAGGTCACCGGCGGGCCGCCGCTGGCCGCGCAGACCGTGTCGGCGGCCCAGACCGCGAGCACCACCTACGTGGCGATCGACGGGCCGGGCGTCACGGTCCCGCTCGCCGGCGACTACATCGTCGAGGTGTCGATCTACGGCTACGGCTCCCCGAACCCGGGCGCGATCGGCCTGGCCTCCCCGAAGATCGGGGCGGCCGCCGCCGACGACAACAACGCCGCGATCTTCACCGCGTCGGCCGCCGCCGGCGCCAGCCAGTTCACCGTCTCGGTCAAGCGGCTGCTCACCATCGCCGCCGCCGCCACGGCGGTCGCGGTCAACTACAAGGTCGCCGCCGCCGGCGGGGCCGTCAACTTCCCGGCGCGGGTGCTGTCGGTCGCGCCGGTGCGGGTCGGCTGATGGCCTACTCGGACCTCACCGAGACTGAGCAGCACTACTGGGACGAGTACGGCACCTTGCGGGCGATCTCGGACTGGCAGGGGTATTCGGACGCCCAGGACGGCCGCAAGATGAACGCTCGCGACTGGCTCGTGAGCCAGCGCAAGGAGATCTGGCGCTGCGCGGAGGGCAAGAAGAACTGCTCGGGCGGCGCCGGCTGGGACGTCAACAACCGCGCCGCCCGCTACGACACTCTCAAGGACGACTCGCTCAACAACGCCGAGGCCAAGCACGAGTACTCGCTGCCCGCCAACGGCTGCACGCCCACGGAGAAGTCCTACATCGAGGAGCGCGAGGGCTACCTGATGATCGGCGGGGACGGCAAGAGCGCCGACGACGCCCAGAAGAAACGCAAGACCGCGAATTCGGACTGGCTCGTCTCGCGGCGTAAGCAGGTGTGGCACCTCGGCGAGGACGAGGGCTGGGACGAGTCAGACCGCGAGCTGCGCTACGAAAACCTCTGCATAGCCACCCATTACGGGTCCTACTGGGAGTCCTACGAGGAGACCCACAACAAGTACGGCCGGGTCATCCAGGAGCCGAGCGGCGGCGGCAGCCGCTCGGACTGCAAGCGCTGGCTGGAGAAGTACGTCGGGGTGCACGAGAACCCCGACGGCTCCAACAAGGGCTCACCCGAGCCGTCCGGCTGGCAGAACCGGGTGTACGGCGACGACGGGGTCCCGTGGTGTGCCTGCTTCGCGGTCTGCTCGGCGTGGGACAACGGGGTCAAGGGCTCCGGCACCGCCGGCGTCTACAACAACGTCCAGCTCGCCAAGCAGGGCTCCGGCATCTATCGCGGCTGGACGAACGACCCGAGCCGGGTGCACGCCGGGGACCATGCCTTCATCGGCTCCGATCACACCGGCGTCATCTACGACGCCTCCGACGGCACGACGATCGAGGGCAATACGAGCAACTCGGGCAGCCAGTGGAACGGCGGCTCGGTGGTCAAGAAGACCCGCGGCTGGGGCTACTGGTCGGCCGGCTTCGGGATCGTCGACTTCCCCGACTGAGGAGTAGGTCGCATGGCGGAAAAGGGATCTGACGCCCAGATGACGAACGAGCAGGCCGCCGGCCTC